CAACAAACGAGCCGAGCACCGTGCCGGGTCCAGAACCTTCAACGCCTAACCCGCTGAACGTGTGGCCCGCAAGATCGACACTCAGGCCCACCTCTTTAGTCAGCGCCGTCATAGCCGCGTCTAGATCGCGCAGTGGCTGGATAGAGGCCTCTGCTTGCGCCGTGGTGGCGTTCTGTTTAAAGCCTATCGGCGCAAAGCCTGAAGCGAAGGCCTGGGTCTGGAATATGTTCTCGTCGGTCATTCCTGCGGTTCGGCCCATAGTGAGGCCGGCCGTAGCTGTAGGCGTGCCGCCACTGTCTAAAATCTTAGCGAGAGCGCCGGCGGCTAGTATCGCCCAGCCCGCCGGGCCTGTCATAAACGCCAGGGCGCTAGACGCCGCGCTGCTTATGGCCGTGCCTGCAGCCGCTAGAGATGTGGATATAGCAGTGCCGACGCTACTGAGTGTGGTGGCTATCGCGCCGCCCCCCGCTGCTGCGGTCCCACCACCCGCTGCTGCTGCTGCATTGGCCGCCATTGTGCTTGTTCCGTTGGCAATAGCGGCCTGGGCCGCCGCCTGGCTAGTTTTGCCTAGTAGGCTAGACAGCGCCGAGCCCGCAGCGGAGAACATAGCGGTAAGCGGATTACCGCCGCCTCCCGACGTAGTGCCGCCAAATCCCAGAAGCTGCATTAGCTTAGAAGCGGCCCACTCTGCCACCATGCGCTTAATCATGCCCGTAAACGCTTCGGCTATTTGGCTAAACGCGTCCTTGCCGTTGTCCATAATATCTACAAACGTGTCGGACATATAAGTATGCGTTGCGCGCCAGGCCTCGTCGGAAGCCTTCGCAGCTTTCTCGTTTGCCTCCTGTAGATCCTCCGCCGCGGTGGCCGTTTTGTCTAGCGCTGCCTTCTCTAAGTCGATCTCTTTTACCAGGTCGGCAATCTCAACGCCCAGGTCGCTAGTGGCGGTTACGCCCGCGGCCTGCAGCGCGTTCCTTGTGGCTAACTCTACAGAGCTAAGGCCTAGTGCCTCCAGTTCTGACGCCAGCGAGGTTAGCGTGTCCTCTGCGGCCTTGTTGCGATCTTCTATCGCTTCGGTGCTGTCTATAACGCTGTCGGTTACGTCCTCCACCGCCGAGCCGACTTCTTTGGTCTGCTCTTCTAGCTCAACGTCCGCAGCGGTTAGCGCCTCGTGTGCGGCGGTTAGTATGCCTATTTCTTTCTCGTACGCGGCTATTTTAGTTTCTGATTCAGTAAAAGCCGCGTCAAGATCGGCCGTTGCCGCTTGCGTGTCTTCTAGGCTGGCTTTTGTCGTGGCGAATGCCTCATTGAAAGAGTCAACCGCGGATAACGGGTTGGCCGCGGCTGCAGCTATACCCGCCATCGAGGCCGCAACATTGTTTTTCAGGTCTGTAAAAAGGGTGCTAATCTTAGCGGTCATTGCCGCCCATGCGCCGGTCAGCGCCCCGGTCAGCTTAGCCCAGCCTATTTTGATGTTGAGCATAGCCACGCTCAGTTGAAACTCTACCCAGTCCCAATTTCTTACTATTAACACAGCGGCTGCAGCCATAGCCACGGCCAGTACGCCAAAAGGGTTAGCCAGGGCGGCCGCGCCAATAGCAACAACGCCCGCCGCGATTGCGCTCAGGCCCGCAACAATACCGGCGAATACCGCCGGGGCGGCCATAACCGCCAGGGCCGCCGCCACTGCCATTGCTCCGGTGGCTACGTCTTCTAAACCGCCGCCTTTTACAAAAGTGTTAACGTCGTTAGCAAAATCACTTGCCGCCTCTGTCGCAGCCCTGAGCGTGGGGTCTAGCTTTTCGCCGATAGTAATAGCCAGGCCTTCGTTGGCTGAGTTGAGCCGCAGCATATCGCCGGTGAGGTTGTCATAATTAGTGGCGGCTTGCTCCGCGGCGACGCTCGTACCTGTAATAGATGCCGTTAGAGCGCCAAACTTAGGCGCGCCTTCGCTTAATAAGATCGCGGCGTTTTTGCCCTCTTCGCCGAACATCTTGGAGATTTCTGTGCTTGTTAAACCCGCGTCTGATAAGTTTAGGAGGGCTGTTTCTAGGCCGACCACGGAGGGCTTAAAATTATCGTCTGTCTGTTTCTCTAGCTCGCCAAAAACCTTTTTCAGCGCCGTGCCCGCCTCGGAGCCCTTTAGGCCGCCCGCGGCTAGCATCTGGACCGCGGCGTTTGCTTCCTCAAAAGAGACGCCCGCGGTTCTTGCGGTAAGACCCGCTTTCTCTAGCGCCTCGGACGTCTGACCAATTTCAGAAGATCCAAACTTGGCGCCCGCCGCGAGCACATTAACAAATCGGCTGGCTTGATCGGCGCCCGCTGAAAACTGGTTTAATGAAACGCCGACCGTTTCGGCCGCCAGGGTTAGATCGATGCCTGCCGCCTCTGCCAGTAACACAGCCTCGCCAGTAACGGCTACCAGCGCCTCTTTGGTTTCTAACAGGTCTGGCTTCGCGCTTGCGATCAGTTTAAACGCGGTCGCCGCCTGGCTCGCCGAGAGTGTAGTAGTCTCGCCTACCAGTTTTGCTTGCTCATTATAAAAATCTAGATCTTCGCCGGTCGCGCCTGTAATCGCCGCGAGCTCACTCATAGACTTATTAAAATCTTTAGTGGTTGTTATAATCCCGCCCAGCACCCGGCCAATACCAGCCGCTGCTATTGCCGCACCCATGACCTTAAACGCTGAGCCTACACGCGCCGCGCCGGTGTTCATCGACGATAGGCCTTTGTCTATCTTCTTGGTATTTGCGACCATAGCCTGGCGGCCGCCGTCTACGGCTTTCTCCGCTTTTTTCAGCTCACGCCGTAGGCCTTCGGTGGTTGCGTCGATTTTCAATAAGAGGTCAGCTACGTCATTAGCCATGAACTTGGTTCCCGTTGTCTTTGATGATTTCGGCTATAAACGCGCCCATGTCGGGGCCGCCTTTTTTCGTTTTTGAAGCTGTTTTTTTAGTTCCGTTTTGCATCTGGATGAAATCTATTTTAGCCTCTAGGGCTATAGTTATTTCGGTAACCGTACTCTGCCACGCCGCGTCGGGGGTCCAGCCCAGCCAACCCGTCGCAACACCAAAAATATGGACGAGGAATTGCTCCTCGTCCATAGCTTCGTCATCACTTACTTTTTTTTGGCCTCGTCCGACGATGCTTCATCTTCGCCGCCCGGGTTCAACAGTAAGGTTATGTAGGGCACCACCTGCTCGGTAGCGCTCGCGATGCCTTGAGAAAATACAGCTTCCTCAATGTCGGCTATATCTCTCGGCGCGGCGTTGCTGCCCGCCGATACGATAGCCGCTATGTGCTCCGAGTTTAGCTGCTTGAGCGCTTCCGCCGCGCCGGCCAGGCCGCCGAAACGGGCCTGGATTTTCTTCATTGCCTTGAGGGTGGGGCGTAACTCGTACACCACACCGCCCAGATCAATAATTACTTCCTGGTTAACTAGACTCATGCGCGGAGGTCCACGATAAAGCCTTGGTCGTTGGTGATCATATACTCTACGATCTCCAAATCATCGACCGTGCCGCCTGGGAAGTTCTCATTGCCGACCTTACCGCGGAAGTACACTGTGGTCGCGTTAGTCGTGCCGGCGTCGTTGTAGACTACCTTTACGTTATAGGCGGCCTGCGTGTCTACTGCTGCAGCTTCGCGTAGCGCAACCTGGCCCGCGTCGTCGGGATCGTAACCGCAGGTCAGAGTAATATTATCGCCTGCGCGTGAAGTCTTAAACTGGACCGCGCGTGCGCTTGATAACCCTGTAAATGGAGTGAACGACTGCGTATCATTCAAAGCTGAGAACGATTGCACTTCGCCAATCGCAGTATAGGTGTCGGCTTCCGCTTCTGCTAGCGTCGAGCCTGCAGCCGTCGTGCCGATCGAAATAACTGTCTTTGCCATTGCATAAATTGCCATATTGTTTTCGCCTCCGGAGCGATGTTTTAAAATTGTAATAAAATTTTGAGTTTAACTGAACCCATATATGTCAAGCCATCTGAATCTCGGCTGGTGCGCTTAGATTGTACTTGCATTATCACCACGCGGCCTTCCGTTAGACTCAAATTCTTTTCGTGCAGCAAGGCGTCAATCTCGCCCATAATCTGCAATACTTCCTTCTGGCCGCGGTAATCCGACCAGACTGATAAGTATAACATCTTTTTGTCAGTTCTGCTAGATAAAAAATCACCCATTTCGGATTCTTGATAATCTATTGTAACGTAGGGATACGCGGTGCCCTGGGGCACAGAGTCGTAAACCGGGACCGACAGCCCGGCGTTTAGCGCGCTGTAGATCGCCATTTGAAAAGTTATCGACGGGTCGCTCATTTGTTCGAGGCCTCTTTGACTGCTTTGCGTATTACTCTTTCAACGTCGTTAATTATTTTAGGTTTCTCGCTATCCCAGGCTGGCTCCATAAATGGCTGGGCGGCGGTTCTGCTCGCGCCGTCTTTGCCCTTAGTGCCAAACTCTACAAACCTTCCATAATACGCGGCGCGCTTCGCCTTCTTGCCTCTGATCCCCACCTCCGCCGAGAGTCCGTTCTTAGCGACTTTGGCGGTGATGTTATTTTTAAGGTTTCCCGTGTCTGTGGGTACTCGCTCGATTATCTGCTTTAGCAGGTTGTTAGCTGCGTCTTGCATGACAGGCTTAATCCGCGCGTCTGTTTCGGTGAGTATACGCCGTAATTTTATGCGCGCTCGCGTGCTCGTGACTCCAGATCGGCTCGCCATTATTGCGACACTCCACGCTCGGCGTCGATTTCTAGATACATCGCCCGATTGCCGGTTGTCAGAACCGCTCTGATATTGAATGTTTCAGCGTTCCAAACTATTCGATCGCTTGCCTTTATATCGTCTCTGTTTCTAATCTTAAATCTATAAAACGCCTGCGCCTCGATGCTGTCGTGCGCGGCTCGCTCAGATCCTTTAACCGGCTTTACAAACGCCCACACATCTTTAGCCACATCAATTAGCGCGACGGTATCACCGCCCATGCCGTCGCTGGTTCTCAGCTCGCGCTTTACGCTTATTAACTCTGTGAGGCTGTTTAGGCTCATTACCCGACCCAGCCTTTGCGATTTATGGCTATCAAACTTTGGACCGCTAGCGGGAGCTCTGTAACTACCAGGCCCGCGCCTACGGCTACCGCGGTTCGATTCTCGAACCAGTAGGCGCATAACATTCTAAGCGCCTGGGATATTGACGCCGGGATGTCCTCGGCGGTATCACCAAACCCGGCGATAAAGGTTATATTCACCGCATCGAGGCGATCGAAAAACGCGGGCATAGCGAATGCTGTTTTGGCTTGTAACCACGCCCTGTTTTCATCGCCGTATAGATAAAAGTTGTCGGCGTCTATCGTCTGAACTTCATCGTTAACGTCGAAATACTGAATAGACTCGATTGACTGAACTGGTGAGACCGGGATATCAATTCGGCCGTTGTCAAACCCTCTCGCCGACAGCTTCCAGGTTTGCGTTATTAGCGCCTTATTTATGACGCCGCGCGGCGCGTCGGTGTAGTCCGTCGCGGCCTGGATGATCGAGGTTATAATAGAATCCTCGGCATCATACTGAAGCCTTAGATCTAGCTTCACCTGGTCCACTGTCACCGGGAGATTCGCCGGCGCCGTGACACGTTTTAGTAAAAAGTGCTCTGACATTAGTTAAACCTTGATAGCCCGCTCGGCTTTCTTTGTCTTCACGGCGAAAGATTTCTTCGTCGCGGTTTTAATTTCTATTGCCTGGGCTGCTGCGATCATCCGCGCGCCTTCGGCCTCTCCTACTTCTATCTCGTCGCCGGCATTCTGAACGAGTCCAGGACCGCAGCGAGAAACTAATAATTTTAATTTCATCTTACAAACCTTTTTATAATAAGCCCCCTCCGCGATATTGCGGGGAGGGCTTAATACTATTTACCTACGCAGACATTGCGAGGTGTTTTACTGCGGCAGTGTCGCCAAGCTCGCCGTCGAAACGGATAAGACCAGCCACGCCCATATCAGGCCAGAAGCGTTCAGTCATAACGCCAATAACAGGCGCGCCGACTTTGCGAACGTAATATTTGCTAAAGTCACCAAATACCATCGGTAATTTGTTAGCTTCAATCCCAGCCATCGACTGGTTAATACTGTACGGACGGCCGTTGAAAGAGCTAGGCGCGCCATTAACGACGTTGCCTTGCTGCCATAAGTAATTGCCGTCGCCGTCTTTCAGTTTACGGACCGCTAGCAAAGTTTGATCGTTGAACATATATCGGCACTTCGGCGAGCCGCGGTATGCGGGATCGACTGAGTGCTCTAGGTCGAGGATCTCGTCAAACGTGATTGCCGCATCTGAATTCGAGAGGACGCCCTGAGTAGAAG